GAAATTGTTGAAGAGTATGGCAAACTTGCTGATAATGACGACAATGGAATCTGGGTTGGTTATGTTCCAGCATCGAAAAATATAGATGCTAAAATAGGTGTGAAGTGTTCTAACTGTGCTTTTTGGTGCCCTGAAATGAAAGGCTGTCATATTATTGTACAGCAAGCAGAACCAAATGGATATTGCAGATTAGCAGCCATTGGCGAAGGATTGGTTAAAGGAAAGAGGAAGTAAATGGCTAGAGAGTCTAATGCTAACAAGCTATCAACTTATAGAAAAAATATTGATTACGCTAAAAGATGGCGTTCAAATGAAAATTATGACCAACTTTGGCAAAGATTAATTAACTTATATCGTGGTCGTCAGTATCGTGGTCAAGCTGTTGGTGACAGACTTTTAGTTAATATTTCTTTCTCAACCATTAATACTTTGGCACCAGCTGTTTCTATTGGTCGTCCAAAAATTAATGTTAATCCACGCAGACCAGAAGACGGCGAAAAAGCAATTCTTACTGAATCAATTATTAACTATTGGTGGCAACATTATAATTGCCAGCCAGAGTTTCAAAGAGCAGTAAAAGATTATTTGATTATTGGTCATGGTTGGGTTAAAACTGGTTATCGCTTTATTGAAGAAGCAAAACTTGATGAAGTTGAATATTCAGCTGATGAAGCAGCAGAGCTTAGACCAGCAGATGATGTTGAATCTCAATTAATAATTAGAGAAGACCGTCCGTTCCTAGAACGTGTTGACCCATTTGAAATGTTTGTTGACCCAGATGCAACAAATATGGATGATGCACGTTGGATTGCACAACGCACACGTCGTCCATTAAAAGATGCAAAGAATGATAAGCGTTATGATGCCGCCGCAAGAAAAGACTTGAGCCCATCTTCTTATCAAAAATACATGAATATGGACAAAGGTTATTTAAATGACCAGGGTGCCAATCCAGACGAAGCTTACTGCGATATTTACGAATATTATAATATTGATACTGGTGAGATGAGTGTATTCTCTGATTCAGGTGGAGATAAGTTTTTAATTAAACCAATTAAAATGCCATACGCATTTGGTCATCCATTCTTTATGTTGCGCAACTATGAAGTTCCTGGTTTCTTCTACCCAATGGGTGAACTTGAAGCCATCGAGCCATTACAGTACGAATTAAACGAAACTCGTACACAAATGATGTTGCACAGAAAGCGTTACAGCCGTAAGTGGTTGTTCCAGGAATCAGCATTTGATGATGATGGTCGCCAAGCCCTAGCATCAGATGAAGATAACGTTATCGTTCCAGTTAAATCTGGAGAGAATTTAAATAACGTTGTTGTCCCAATGCCAGCCTTAATTAACCCACCAGAATTTTATAATCAGTCAGCTTTAATTCAAGGTGACATTGACAGAGTTTCTGGTGTATCTGAATACCAGCGTGGTGCAATTCCAGAGACCACAAGAACTGCCCGTGAAGCTGCAATCATTGCAGAAGCAGGCAATGCTAGAGTGGCTGAAAAGCTTGTATCTATTGAAAATGGAATAGCAGCATGTGCTTCTAATCTTATTATGCTAGCCCAGCAGTTTATGACTGGTGAGCAGACTGTAAGAATTATAGGCACTGAATCTGCACCTGTATGGTTGACTTTTGATAAAGATTACATCTCTGGTGAATTTGATTTTACAGTTGAGGCTGGTTCTACAGCCCCAAGAAATGAAGCTTTCCGCAGAGATATGGCCCTACAGATGGTTTCCGCAATGCAACCATTTGCACAAGCAGGCTTAGTAAACCTTGGCAGATTGGCAGAATATGTATTACAACAGGGCTTTGGCGTAAAAGACCCAGGCTCATTCTTAACTCAGCCAGCAATGGAAGAAGCTCCACTTCCTCCAGGAGCAGGCGGAATGCCAATGCCACAAGAACTTGGACCAGCACCAATGGTTCCAGAGCAAATGCCAGTAGAATTACCACCTGGTTTAATTCCAGGAGGTCCAATTCAAGGACCAGGAGCACAACCCGGTGGTGCACTACCTGGCAGCATACAAAGTCTTCCTCCCGAAATAATTCAAGCATTATTGGGCGGACAGTAAAATAAAAAGATGTAATACTTTTCTATTCTATAATAGAGAGGTATGCAAAATACCAAGGAATAACCAACGAAGGATAGGACTCCATCAATGACAGATATTAATAATATTGCTAACCCTGAAGACGTAGTTAACCCCGATGCAAACGGACAAGTTGACGAAACGACAGAGGTCGTAGCAGAAACTCCGCAAGAAGAAATAGAACTCTTTGACTATACAGAGATTGCTGACAAAGTCATCAAACTCCAAGTAGATGGCGAAGAAGTTGTAGTTCCAATTAAGGAGGCTTTAGCTGGGTACCAGCGTCAGGCGGATTATACCCGTAAGACACAGGAACTTAGCGAACAAAGAAAGCAAGTACAGTTTGCAGCGTCATTAGCAGAATCCCTGCAAAATGACCCAGCAGGCACCTTGCAGGCGTTACAGAAGCATTACGGTGTAAACGCTCCAAGCCCAGACCAACAGGTTGAGGAAGAGTGGTTGGACCCAGCTGAAAAACACCTCCGTAGTTTAGAACAACGCATTGCAGCCTTCGAACAACAGAAGGCTATGGATGAGTTAACAAGAACTATAGATTCTTTGCAAAGCAAGTACGGTGATGACTTCAATGCTGATGAAGTAGTAGCTAAGGCCCTGGCAACAGGCTCAACCGATTTAGAGTCAGTCTTTAAACAGATTACCTTTGATAAAGTTTATTCTAAAGCTTCCGAGGCTCAGAAGAAACTGATGGATGAGCAGTCCAGAGTTGAAGCAAAGCGTTCAGCAGCAGTGGTGTCTGGTGGCTCTGCCAACAAGACTTCAGTCGCACCAAAACCTGCAAAACCAACGTCAGTCTTTGAAGCTTTTGAACAAGCTAAAAAGACACTCAACATCTAACACACAGGAGAAATAAAATGGCCGGTAATCCCGACTTTAATTCACTGTTATCAACTACGTTGCAGAACTACCAGCCAACACTGGTTGATAACATTTTCAAGGACCTCGTCCTTTTGAACCACCTCAATGAGCGCGGACGTGTCCGTGTTGAAGAGGGCGGCACCTCAATTGTAGAGCCATTGCTCTACGCAGTCAACGACACCGTTGCTACTTACAGTGGCTACGATGCAATTGACCTCACCCCACAGGAAGGCATCTCAGCTGCTGAGTACGACTGGAAGCAGATGGCTGCTTCTATCGCAATCAGCGGTATCGAAGAGGCCAAGAACCGTGGCACCGAGGCAATCATCAAGTTGTTGAACGCAAAAATCATGCAGGCTGAAATGTCGCTGAAGACCACTCTTAACGAGCAGCTCTTTGGTTCCGCTTCAGCTGGTACTGACTTCAATGGTTTGGGTAACATAGTTGGAACCCAGAACAACACAGTCGGTGGCATTGATGCATCAACCAATACATGGTGGAACCCAACACAGGGCACCACAATGGCTGCTACACTCAGCTTGAAGAACATGGCTGACGTGTACAACCGTGCATCAAAGGGAAGCGACGTTCCTGACCTCATCATCACGAACCACAGCCTCTTTGAGAAGTACGAGTCATTGCTGACCAACAACGTTCGTTACCAGGACGTTGCTAAGGCCAATGCTGGCTTCACCAACCTCATGTTCAAGCAGACACCAGTTGTGTTTGACCTTGAGCTTGCAAGTGACGACTCCGATGCGCCAATGTACTTCCTTAACACGAAGTACCTCAAGCTCACCGGTATGAACGGTTACTGGTTCACCACCACAGACTTCATGAACGGCACCGTAGCTGGCGTTGACGCCCGTTATGCCCTCGTGTTGGCCTATGGTCAGTTGACCTGCAGCAACCGCTCACGTCAGGGTTACCTCACAGCGGACAACGCTTAATTAAGTTTCGTTGGTGGGGGGAGTTTAAAGGCTGTCATCCTTCGGGCAGCTCTCCTCTCACCAGCGATTCCCCAATAAAAAATAATAAACAAAACAACATAGTTAGGTTATTCTATCTAACAGAGATAAGGAGCATAGGACAACTATGGCAACAAATAATAAAGTAATCGTTGAAAGAACAAACGTTCTTGCAGACGACGTAACATTAGGTACATCATACGCAGCACTTGATTCAGGTGACTTCGGATGGTACGGACAAGCTGGCGAAACATACGAGTTTTCAGCTCGTGTTGTTTACTCAGCAGCAGCTGCAACAGACGGTGCAGCATTCTCAGTAACAGCAGGCGCAACACCAACATCAATTGCATTCGTTTCAGAATACAACACTGATGCAACAACTGTTGTTCGCACAGCATGTGTTGCTGTTGACACTCCAGACCACGGCACTGCTTCAGTAGATATTGCTACTGGTTTGAACCAAGCCTTTGTTTATGGTGTAATCACACCATCAGCAGACGGTTTTATTGGAGTTAGCGGCATTGCAGAAAATGCAACTTCAATCATTGCAAAGGGCGGACTCTCCACTCTTTCATGGAAGCGCATTGACTGGCCAGCTGAAGCCTAATTCTGCTACCTAGGACACATGCCACCAGGGGCGTAAAAACCCTTGGTGGCATGTTCTACAATAAAACACTTTTAATTTCGAAGGAGATAATAATATGAATAAAGAAACACAAGGCGCAGGTCAGGCACTAGCTGGAACACAGCCATACGGATTCGTAGAAGGTGCTAGACACATTAGTAATGGCCGTTCAGACTATCACGGTCAAGGTGTAGAAATTGCCCCGCCATCAGGCACTGAATACGGTGGTGTACATTATAAAAACGGTTTATGCCAAGCAATGAACCAAAAAGAAGAACCATGCAAAGCCCCAAAAGCTAAGGGAACAAACTATTGCGTTGGTCATCTAAATAGTTTTAATAAGATGCTCGAGGCTAAAGAAGAAACTCCAGCACCTAAAGAAGAAGAAGTTACAGTAGCGGAATAGGAGCTATAAATGGCTATAAACTTTTCTAATGCCAATCTTACGCTAGCACAAATGCGTACATTTGTTGGCGAACTTTCTGACTTAGACATTGGCTTTGATGAAAACGACGACATTTCAACTGACCTTGTCAATGGTTTTATTAAAGAAGGTTTTCAAAAAGTTGTAGCATTAAGCAATCGTTGGCCGTACTATCAAACGACTTATGGTCTTGCAGTATTAGAAAATACTAGGTCATATGCAACGTTTATACAAACACAGCCTACTGCAATTGGTTCTTCAACAAAAGCAATTACTGATATATCACAAATAATAGCAGTAGTAAATAGTGACCCAAATTATCAAGGTAATGCGTTAGTTTATATTGACCAAGCTAGAGCAGAATCACTTTGGGTTGGTGCGCAAGACCAGCAGGGAATACCTGCATACTTTTCTATATGGGCTGACCAAGTAAATCTTTGGCCAAAGCCTGATAATAATTATTCATTTACAATCAGAGGTTTCCGCAACCCATCATTGCAATGGATGCAAGACGAAAACGCTGAAATAGATATTTCACCACAGTTACAATTGCCATTAATTAATTATGTTATGGCACGCATCTTCCAATTCCAGGAAGACCCAGAGATGGCTAATGAATATATGCGCAGCTTTGAAAAAGCAGTTGCAATTATTCAGGGCAATCTTACTGCACCATCAAGCAATAGACAGCTTATTATGTCTGGTGGCTTGCAACTTACGCCATACGATTGGTGGTGGTCAGACGCACCAAACCTTCGCGTATTGCCAGGTTCTCCAAGTCCATTAGGAGTTGCATTATAATATGGCTCAAATCCTTTTTGACCAAGTTAGAGATTTTACTGGTGGCTTAAACTTTCGTGCTGACCAATTTCAGTTAGCAGAAAACGAATCACCTTTTATTCTTAATCTTGACGTAGACCCACGTGGTGGTGTATTTAGTCGCGCCGGCTATAGAAAAAAACACGCAACACAAGTTAGCGGTAACTGGAAACCAAAAGGATTATTTAACTACAAAGATGCTGCGTCTCCAAGAATAATATTAAATACTGGTAAAGAAAACTCAACCGCTGGCAAAGTATATCAATCAAGCGGTAGTAACTTTTCAACAATACAATATTCTTCTGGCAATGATATTGCAGTACAGTCAACAAATGGTGCAAGTATTACACAATGGCTTGATACAATCTACATGGCTATTGGCAAAGATGCAAGCCAAATGTACAAGTGGAATCAAAATGATACATATGCTACAGCTTTAACTGCATCTGGTCCAACCTGGCAGCCTTATCAAAATCCAGTTGGCGGCTACATGCCAAGAGCAGAGCATGCAAGAGCTCATGCCAATAAAATGTTCGTTGCAAATACAAAAGAATTAAATGATGACGCAACACCATCTCTAGTAGACCATCCAAATAGAATTCGTTGGTCACATGAAAACAGACCAGAAGACTGGTTCCAAGATGACTATATTGACATTGTAGCTGGTGGTGAAGGCATTCGTGGACTTGCAATAGTTGATGGACAGTTATTAATATTTAAACCAAAAGCTGTTTATTTATTAATGGGTTATGATGTTGACTCGTTCCAGCTTGTAGAGCTTTCAACAACAGTTGGCATTCAATATCCTCAGCATGTTGTTGAGGGTTCTGGTGGAGCATATTTCTTTGATTATCCAGCAGGATTGTTATTTTATAATCGCAACGGAATTCAAGATTTGTTTAGTAGACTAAAGCCAGCTATTGATACAAATAGAATTAATGCTAATAAATTATCTGATTTAACTTTATCTTATGTTAATGATAGACTATGGATGTCGGCACCATTTGATATTAGAAACACTGGTACTGCAGTTGATTATCCTAATATGAACTTTATATTTGACCCATCGATTGGTCGAAATGGCGCATTTACAATGTATCAGTCTGCATCTTATTCAAATTCCGCAACTCCATCAGCAATATTTCCTTATGGATTATTGTCTGGTTGCGACTGGACAGATAGTGATGGCGAAATCTGGCACCTGATGATTCATCCTGATGAAAACTTTAAATATATTATGTATGTAGATGAGTTTGAATATGTAGATAATATTGCGCAAAATCAAACTGATGATATCTTGCAAGGTGATGAATTAGGAGACTATACTACAAACTACACAACTTCATGGTTTTATGATGACCGTTATGTTCAGGATAAAACATTTGTAAGAAGCTTGTATGTTGTCCGTCCAGTTGACGAAGATACTCAAATAGTTGTTAATGTTTATCATGATTTTAACAATGAAGAAGTAGTAACAAGTCATACTATAGATTTAATGCCAGTTATTACTGGTGGAATCTGGGGAACTGGACTTTGGGGCACTGCTGAATTTGGTGAAAGTAACCTAAGAGAAGGTATCCAAAGAGGTGGCAGACTTAAAAGAGCTAAAGCAACACAATTAGAATTTGTAGGTCCTACAGCTCTTACGACTGGAACAGTTGGTAGACAATGGGGATTAAATTCAATCGCATATAAATTTAAGAGAAGAAAAGTAAGGAGCCAAAAGTAATGGCAACATTAAATATTCCAAATACATTTAGTACTGGCACTGTTATTGATGCCACACAGATGAATGCAAACTTTACCGCAGTAAAATCTTTTGCAGAAAACTTATCAGCTGGAGCAAACTTTGATGCTGGCGCAATCAATACAGAAGATATTGCTGGCTCTGCTGTAACAGCAGCTAAAATTGCTACTGGAGCTGTAACAACTACAAAGATAGCAGCATCAGTTACTTTGACTACACCAAATATTGGCGTAGCAATAGGAACATCTTTATATACTACCAATGCTGTTGTTGACCATTCTGCAACAAACGTAAGAACAACTAACTACACACTTGCAATAGCCGACGATGGTATTATTGTTGAAACAAACTCAGCATCAAATATTATTATAACGGTTCCTTTAGATTCAACAACAAACTTTCCAATTGGAACTAGGATAACAATCCTTCGCGCAAACACTGGTGCAGCATCTGTGGCTGGAGCAGTTGGCGTAACAGTTAATGCAACACCAGGTTTAAACCTTCGTGCACAATGGTCAGCAGCTACATTGCTTAAAAGAGCAGCAAATACATGGGTTCTTATGGGAGACTTGAGCAGCTAATGCGCACTATTGCAATTTTTACTGGTGGTGGCATTCCAGATGTACCAACCATTGGTACCGCTACAGCTGGTAATGCAGGTGCTACTGTTACTTTTACGCCATCAACTTATCTTGGCAAAACGGGTGTAGTTACTTATGAAGTTATTTCTACTCCAGGTGGATTAAGTTTCACAGGTTCTACGAGTCCTATTACTCTTGGACTTACAAATGGAATAGCATATACTTTTACTGTTACTGCAGTAACTAACTATGGCGTTTCATCTGCCCCATCTGCAGCATCAAACTCTGTAACACCAGCTGCTCCTCCAAGTCCACCACCTGGTCCTCCACCTCCTCCACCACCACCACCTTGTTCATGTGCTCCTCAACCATGGCCACAGAATTGTAGTCGTGTTTTCCCAAATACTTGCGATGGACAAATGACATATGAATATTATGATTGCGGATGTTCACAAACCTGCCCAGGAACTGGTGGTTACAACGGACAATATATTATTGGTTCTTGTGGATATACTGGTGCAGTAGTATGCAGTGGCTGTGGAAACTGTACATCTAACGGTTGCGGTGGTACTATTTGTTATGATAGCTGTGGTAATGTTTGCAGCAATAGCGGTTGTGTATCATCATGCCCTGATTGTCCTGGAATAGGCCAATGTTGTCCGCCGGCAACATGCACTCCATATAAAGATGGTTACATCTGTGTTTAAAATTGAAGGAGATTTAAAATGAGTAACACAAATCAAAACAACCATATAAAAGATTTAAATATAAATGTTAATGAATCTAATGATTTTGCCATTTTAGAATGGCCATTCTTAGAAAGAAGATTTGACAAGGTAGGAACACCTGGATTTACACAGGTAACAAGTCCAGTTAAGGCTCCACATATCTTTAAAAAAGATTCTTCTGTTGATGTAATTTTTACTTTATATAGAAATGAAGAAGGACTATTGCTTGGTGTTCACGGGTTTTATTATGATGAATCCAATATACGACATCCTTTAATGATAACTGTACACCCTGAACATAGAGGCAAAGGGATTGGTACACAAATTGCTCTTTATTTAGAACAGCAGTTTATTGCACAAGAAGGCAGCAAGTATGGCTTTACTCCAGAACAGTTTGCTACAATGCCAAGAACTCAAAGAGCCGGAATAGTAGTTCCAGATATGTATAAAGATATGACAACAAATGCAGCTGGCGCAGGATTTCTTAATAACATAGTTGACCAATTTTATAACACTGAAATATAGTATAATAGATATTATTACGAAGGAGTAATATACATGCAAACTTTTAAAGACGAAGATTTAATTCATTTTGCTGTTGTTGTAGATGGAGAAGTAGCCACTTATATGGCTTTTCCAAAAGAACACGAAATGAATGTAGCAATATATAAATCAAATCCAATATTTATAGAGGTTCCATTCAACCAAAAACCAGGTCTTGGTTTTCAATGGGATGGTACTCAGTTTTCTGCACCAGGAGTTGAATAATGTCAGCTTGGGCAGAATATAAGAAGAAGCTTGGAACAACCAGACCTTGGGATGTGTTAAACCCTAATACACCAAAGGCAACTGAGGAAGAAGCCGCAAATAGATTAAGCATTTGTGAAAAGTGCCCAGAACTTATTAAGGCAACATCACAGTGCAAACAGTGCGGATGTTTTATGAAGCTGAAGGTAAAGTTAAAGGATGCAACTTGTCCTTTAAATAAATGGTAATGTTTAATTCTATAGAATATAATGGAATTGTAATATATAGAAATTATGTTACAAATCCAGAAGAAATGTTACAGTATATTTTAACTGCCGAAGAACAATCTAAAACAATAAAATGGGAAAGAGCTAAGGTAGTTAAGCCAGAAGGTAATGAGGAAGATGATTGGAGAACCAATGAGTTATTGGCCCTCCGCAAAAAAGAATCATTAACTGCTGAAGAATTAAAAAATGAAGGTACTGTAGCATTAGCAGATGTTTATACTCATGTGCACTATATGTTTGAACAGTGCCTACATGAATATATGACACGTTTTGATTTTTCTTTAAAAGATTCACTAGACCAGGGTTATCAGATATTAAGATACTCTGGTGGTGGTGAATATAAAAGACATATGGATGACGGGGTAAAAACTCCTCGACGTGTGTCAGGTTTGTTGTATTTAAATGGTAATTTTGAAGGGGGAGAGTTGCACTTTCCTTATTTAAATTTTACTTATAAACCTTATGGTGGAGACCTTTTATTATTTCCATCCGGGGTTCCATACATGCATGCCGCCAAGCCAGTAACGCAGGGAACCAAGTACTCTGTCGTTTCTTGGTGGTTCTAGGTAATATTTAGCCCCTTATAATAGGAGATTTAGTTTATGGCATTTGACCCAGCAATATATGAGGCAGCTAGAAGAAGCCTCTTTGACCAGTATGCACAGGAAGCCGCTTTAAATGCATACCAACGTTACTTGGCTGAGACCCGTGGTCAACGTCCTATTTTACAATTAGAAGAGGCAGCTTTTGGCAGGACTGCAGCTGGAAGACTAGGTGAGGTTCCAAGACTAACTTCATCTTATGGACGCAGAGGATTACAGGGGATGAATGTAAGCTCTGGTGTTTACAAGCAAGCTTTAGAAAACTACGCTAAACAGCGTGAACGTCAGCTTGGGTATGCTAGAGAAGATTTAGCTGGCG